ATAATTAATGATTCAAGTGCAACTAGCAACGACATAGCAACAACAGCAGGAGATAATAGATTAGGTGGTTATAAAACAAGTTCGCCTAGTAGTTATTTTGATGGAAGTATAGACCAAGTGCGAATATTTAATACAGCATTGAGTGCTTCAGACATCACGACTTTAGCTAGAGGGGCGGGAACAGCTTATAATGGAACTTGGAATGGAACAGAACAATATACGCCTGGACGGTTTGGTCAAGCTGCAAAATTTACAAATGATTCTACTTCTTGGATAGATTTATTAAATACATCAACAAGTGTTTTTTCTTGTTCTGTATGGGTAAAATTAGATGAGCTTGGGACTACTGCTCAATATATAATCGGAAACAGTATAGAACCATCACATCCTAATGATAAGAATTTTAATTTATATTATAGAGGAGATTATAATTTAAACCAATTTTCATTTCAAAGCAGCGAGGGATATGTTGGTTTTGGGCCTACAATACAAGCTAATCAGTGGTATCACGTTTGTTGGAGTGGAAATAACGGAACTTTAACTAAAGTTTGGGTTAATGGGCAAGAGCAAAGCTTACCAACTGTTACACGAACATTTGATTCAAGTGGTGAGTGGAGAGTAGGTGTTTGGCGATATAGAAATTCGAGTAACACATTATTAAGCGCACATCCGTTAAGGGGATCTGTAGACCAAGTACGTATATTTTCAACTGCACTTTTAAATAATCAAGTTACAGATCTTTATAATGAGCATTACCAAACTAAATTTACAGATGGCTCTGATACTGCCATTATGTTTACACAAGGGACTGGTACAATAACTTTTAATGGAACAACTGCTAATGCCCCTCAAGGAGCTATAAGAGCGAACACTTCATATTCTGAAGATGGTTCTTCAAGTGTTATAGAACACTATAACGGAACAGAGTGGAAATATTTTGATGCTGTTAAGTATTGTACTACAAATACACTAAACTTCCCTGCAGGAGCAGGGTGTATTGCTTCATATAATTTAAACAATAATGTTGATGATATTGGAAATACCTATAATGGTATAAACAGTAATGTAACCTTCAATGCTTCGGGTAAGTTTGGGGCGGCTGCGGTGTTTAATGGAAGTAGTAGTAGAATAACTTTGCCAAGTGGTAGTCCTTTTAATAGTTCTAATTCAGTAAAGTCAATAAGTGCTTGGATAAAACCAAACACCTTAACAAGCAGAATTTTTTCTTACGCAGCAAGTAGTTCTTCTAATTCACAAAGCTATTTTCAAGTTGGATGGTTTAATGATTTAAGTTTTATAAGAATAAACGTTACACAAGGAAATTCAAGTGTTTATTCAAGATACCAAGCTACAATTACTCCTACAACTGATTGGGTTCATATTTTAGTTCAAGTAACAGGAACAGGAAAAGAAATTTATATTAATGGGGTTGAAGTATCAGGAACTTATACTAATTCCGGAGGAGGCTCAAATACAGATTGGATTGGTAATGTTTCAAGTATTAATAATCACACAATAGGTATATCAAGACTTGATACACCAAGTTATTCAGATGGCTCAATAGACCAAGTAAGAATATTTAATGATTCATTAACTTCTAATGAAATTTCAAAACTATATAATAACGAAATTGCATGCTCATAAAATAAATTAAATGGCTAATACAGTAATTAATACACCGGAATTATTAAACCTTGATTCAACAACAGGAGCAACAGTTTTAGCAAAAGGAACAGTTAATGAAAGACCCCCGGTCCAAACTTTTAG